ATTCTGGGTAGAGGGGAACCTGGAGCAGATTAAGGCACTCAGAGAGTACATGATTCAGAACGGTATCAAGTTCGGAAAGGCGGCAAAATGATAGATAGAGAATTTGTTAAGGAGCTGAGGCTGGACGGTGAGCTGTTCGACCAGGTACGCGAGGATTTCAATTTCGTGTTGCAGCGCCTACTGGGGAATATGCAGGAAAAAGGAGCTGACAGCGGCGCCCTCACATTAAAGCTGGAGATAGATTTCGATACGGATAGAATCCAGAATTTTGATCCGGACATCGAGGGAGAAACCCGGACCATCAACAAGCCTAAATTCAAGCATAAGATCACATCCACTGTTCAGATCAAGGATGAAAAGGGCGGCAACATGGATACGGAAATGGAGCTTGTCATGGATGAAGAAACCGGCTGCTATGTTCTCCAGCCGGTGGCAAATACCGGGCAGCGGTCAATATTTGACGCTGATTTCCGCGATGTTACATCGCCGGAACGCCAGGAGGCGGAAGTTGTTTCCGATGGCGACGGTGAAGATTACCTGGATGGTAACGCGCTTCCCGGAAGAAAGGTAGCCGGTCTGCTGGGAATGAATCCGCCGGAGGATGAAGCAGACGAGGAACCCTCAGAAAGCCCTCAGACGGGCGATACATACCAGGATGAAGATTCTTATGCTGAGGGCGGTGAGGAGGCTCCATTGGACGGTAACGACATCCTATTTGGTAATTCAGAGGATGAATCAGAGGGCGGATTCGTTGATGATGGATACTCCTATGAGGATCCGGATAGCGAGGGAGCGTAGATGGCAGAGCAGCATGAAAAAAGATGTGGCGGATATGTGGGCGTGGCGTGCGTAGATGGTTCCTGCCCGGTAGCCAATGCGGAGGAATACGCGGAGCGGTGTATCCCCGTAGTAAGGAGCTGTGAGGAGTGCCATTACTACAAAGGGTGCGAGGATTGCGCCCTGGATGGAACTGAGTATTGCGAGAAAAAGGAGGATTAAATCATGGGAACTATGAGAAAGCTGGCGCGTACAGTCGCCGCAAACCAGAGCTATAAGAAAAGCGGTACAACGGATATGTTCGGTTACTATTTCAAGAAAATATGGAGAGAAAAGGCCGGACATCCGGAGGGAACCAGGTGGAACCCGACAAAGAAGCCTAAGACCAGACGGAGGAAATAAGACCAGGATCCGGATCCGGGGCGGCGGTTGCTGCTCCGGGATTCTGGTGTGAAAGGAGAAAAGCATGAGCGATAATGAAATCAAAAGACCGGGCGTGGACAATCCACTGGACGCTCCGCAGGACGCGGTAAGCCTGGATGTGGAATGTATGAGAACCAGGTTCACCGGGAAAGGCAGGAAGCGCAGGATAAAAGACCAGAAGAAAGTGCCTGGGAATATCAAAGCAAGCGTGAGGCTGGGGGTAGTTTCCATCACAGACCGGTACAATGACACGATGGCAACGGTAAGGATAGAGGATATGGCGGCGGTGATGGCAGCGGCCTATGAAATGGCAAAAGGGGAGGAGGCGGCACAATGTCAAACGGAAATCTCGGAACCTGCCGGAAATGTGGCAGGAGAGTAATCTGGATCCGGACTAAGGCCGGTAAGAATATGCCTTGCGACCTGGAGATTCTGCCATACCAGATACCCAGGACAAAGACTGGCACTCAGCGCTTTGTTACAGAGGTCGGGGAAGTGGTGGCGGCGGAGAGGTCCACCGGCGCCAGGATAGACGGATACGGGTACAATCCCCACTGGGGAACCTGCAAGGGTAACAAGAGATAGGAGGCGCGGCATGAAGATTGACCTGGACAGAATGGGTTTTATCCATCTGCTTTCCGGTACAGAACCGGATTCCGGTATGGTGGAAGTGCTGGAAAAAGAACATTACGGGTACATGGAGGATGGATCCTGGGTATGGGACAAAGACATCCTGCGGCGTATGACCTGCGCTGACATGAGGCAGCTCTATATGCAGATCCGGCAGGCAGTATGACAATTTCATAGAAAGACAAAAGAAAAGCCCCAGCGTTTCCGCCAGGACATTTTCTGCAAATTGGATAGCTCCATTATACCGGAGCGCAGAAAAGAAGTCAAGGAGGTTTTGAGAACATGGGGAAGCAGAAAGAAAAACCAGAAAAGCCGCAGCCTACCATGTATGTGCTTTCGGAGGAGAATCTGAATACCATCGTAGCCATAGCTGCTGAGGAGGGAATCAAATCCTATAAGGCGGAGCAGGATAGGGAGCAGAAAGAGCGGCAGTCCAGGCATGAAAACAATGCCAAAACATTGATCTACAATTACAGACGGTTTAAGAGTATGTGCAATCGTTCTGTTTATACAATCGAGGATTCTGAGGACGCGGATCTGCAGGAGCTTATGGAGATCATGCAGGGCAGGATCCGGGTAAAGAACTATGAAACCATCAGCATAAAGGATAAAGTGGTTCGCACAAGGCTCATAATGGATCATGTTGACGCCATGCTGGATGTATTCAAGAAACAGTGTGAAAAGGCGGCAGATCCAGAGGAAAGCAGGAGGTATCGGGTAATTGAGGGGCTGTACCTGGCTCCAGAGCCAAAGACGGTACGGGAGATTGCGGAGGAAGAATCTATCACCACCAGTACAGTATATCGTGACTGCAATAAGGCTTTCCGCAGGCTGGCAATCCTATTTTTCGGTATTGACGGGGCAAGGTTTTGATGGACGGTCCAGGCGTGCGAAAAATATGCAATAGACTTGCGAAAGGAAACGTGGTAATATGATAAACAGCCGAATAACCCAATGTCACCTCATTTTTCGAGAAACCATGTGTTTCACTCCAGTATGGGGGCAGGGTGCCGCCTGCTCCTATGTGAAGAAATGCGGTAGGGCGCAGGAAAGACAGCCACTTTCGCAGGCTGTCTTTTTTGTCGGCAAAATGGGAAAAAAGCTGATAAAATCAAGGGTTTTCATTGACTTCTGAACCCCAAATGATATAATAATAGTAGGGGCAAACATCTGTTCGGCAGGCGCGAACAGCCCCGAAAGAAGCGTAAAAAAATAGAGCTATCGCTTGCAGGCCAGCTCTATTTTCACAAACCAAAATCAGTGATCCGGAATGTATGTTCATTGTAGCAGAGATTCCGGAAGAAATCAAGGAGGAATTTTGCTATGAATAATCTGAACATGAACAATCTGGAGAATTTGCAGGGGAGAAGAATCTGCCTGCTGGATCTGAATTACACTCTGGTATCTAACCAGGCACAGACAAGGATGTTGCGCCCGTTCTCCGCAAGGATGGCAGGGGAGGAATACCGGATGGATCTCATTGAGGCCATCAAGGATGATTATGTTATCATCGTGACAGCCAGGCCGGACTATCAGAGGGTACAGACCATGGAGAACGTGCTGAGGAAAACCGGCTGGAAGCCGATGGAAGTATATTTCAACGACATCAACGCGCAGCCGCCGGAGTTCAAGAAATCTGCACTGGAGAGGTTTATCTTCCCGAAGTATGGCCGGGATCCTGGACTGTTCTATGCAGTAGAGAGCAATCCGAAAACCAGGACGATGTATGCGACCTACGGGATTTCTGCAGCACCGTATGAAAAGTTCATCAAGGAAGTGCCGGGGTATGTGGAGAAAACCCCGGAGCCGGAACCTTATCAGCAGATGTCATTATTTGATTTTGCATGATGGAGCGGCGGAAAAACTGAATACTGAAATAATCAGCGCATCGGATTCTGTCTGGTGCGCTTTTTATATAGCCTTGCGGCACAAATTTTAAGGGAAAGGAGAAGAAACGCATGGAAACAAAAGTAATGAGGCTATCCGAGATCAAGCCTGCTGAGTACAATCCGAGGGTGAAGCTCAGCGAAAAGGATTTCGAGTACAAGGCACTGAGGGAATCTATCACACAATTCGGCCTGGTGGTTCCGCTCATTGTGAATGAAAGAACCGGGAACCTGGTGGGAGGACACCAGCGGCTCAGTGTTCTTTTGGAGCAGGGAGTGGAAGAAACAGAGGTTGTCGTTATTGATGTAGACGAGGCCAGGGAAAAGGCTATCTGCGTGGCGATGAATAAGATTTCCGGACAATGGGACTATGGGAAGCTGGCGGATCTCCTGGAGGAGCTGAGGGATTCCGCGGATGTAGATACCCTGGTGACGGGATTCTCTGACAATGAGATCGGGGATCTCCTGGGAGAGCTGGACGGTTTCCTGGATCCGGATCCGATGGATACGCCGGAGATTGAAAAGACAGAGCGCAAGGATAATACCAGGGATGGCGGCACTCCCTGCAGAATCGGAGAATATGAGTTCAAGATCCCGAATGGACAGTTTGAGGATATGATGGCGGACATCCGGGAAAAGGTTGGATTCTCCAGAGAGCAGGTAAATAAAGAGCTGGAAAGGAGGATATTCTACGATGAAACCGATGGAAATTCAGACGAAGATTGATATAGGCAGCATAAGCCCCAGCCCGTACAATCCCAGGGTAACGCTTGAAAAAGGTTCCAGGGAATACCAGGATATAGAGGCCAGCCTGGAAGCCTATGGACTGATAGAGCCTATTGTGGTGAATGATGTTAATATGCACATCATAGGTGGACATCAGCGGTGGCAGGTACTAAAGGATAGGGGCGAAACGGAGATTGCCTGCGCGATGGTACATATCGAGGATCCGGAACGCGAAAAGGCGTTGTGCCTGGCGCTCAATAAGATAAGCGGTGACTGGGATATGGATAAGCTGAAAGACCTGCTGAGGGATGATGATGTATTCTCTTTTCCTACCGGCTTTACTGCTGATGAAATATCCCTGGATGAAATGCTGGAGGGTTCCGAGGAGGCACTGGCTGAGGCCATGGGCGGCGAGGAGGATCCCGGCCAGGATGAAGAACCGGAGCCGCCGGATGATACCCAGGTAGAAATCTCCACCCGTATCATCATAAGCAATAATTACAAATTCAAAGTTGACGCCACGCGGTATTATAAGCTGATCGAGCGGCTGAGGGACAAAGGGATGTTCGAGAAGAATGATATTGTGGCGGAATTGATAAGGAGGCTTATGTCAAATGATTAAATTAGTACCCATCGACGATCTGAGGGCGTCGAACTATAACCCTCGAAAGAATGATGAAAGGCGGCTGAGATTGACCGAGTTATCCCTGCGGAAGCTCGGTTTTGTTTTGCCTATCTATGCGGATGTCAGCGGCGAGATCCTATCGGGACACCAGAGGCAGCTCGTAGCCCGTCGCCTGGGATTTACCCATATGCCGGTAGAGTATTGCCGCCAGATGGATTTAGAGGAGCGGAAAGCTATCAATATGCTGTTCAACCGGGCCACAAACGATCTGAAAAAGAGCGATACAAGCCAGGTGGTGACAAATAAGCTCATGCAGGTGGACATTGATAAGCTGTCGGAGGAGCTTCCGGATATTGAACCGAACTCCGAGGAATCTTTCCCCTGCGTGTATAACCGGATCCGGATGGATTCTTTACAGCTTGCAAAGAAGAACCACAAGGATTTTGACATCCATGTGCGTATGCTGGCAAAGAATCTCCAGATGAAAACCAAAACCATCATGCCGGTAGTGATCGGCCAGGAGGATAACGTGATAAACGGAATCGGACGCCTCCAGGTGGCAGTCGAGGAGAAGCAGCGCTTTATTTACTGCGTGCGGATAAAGAAAGAGCAGGAGGAGCTTGCCAGGGCTATGCTGAATCTGCTGACTATGGACTTTTCCATGGACGGGGAGTATGCGGATGTACTCCGGTACAATGCGTTTATGAGGGAGTATAACACCAGGGAAACCGACGAGGAGGGCAACTGTGCATTTGGTGACGGATTTTTCAAGGGGCTTTTTCCTAAGAACAATGGCCGGGATTTTATGCGGCTGGAGGGCAACGCGCTGAAAGCGTGGGTTGCCAAGTACGGGGATAAGATTGTGGATTTCGGAGCCGGGAAGCTGAACAATACCCGGACGTTACGCCGCGCCGGTGTGTTCGTATCTGCATTTGAACCGTATTTCGTGACGACCGGGGCAAAGGTCCATAAGGCAAAGAGCGTAGAGATTGCGGAGAAGTTCCTGGAGGAAGTCGCAAGCGGCGTAGAGTATACATCGGTATTCATATCCAGCGTGTATAATTCGGTTCCGTTTATGGCAGACCGGAAAAAGATTGCATGGATAGCAGCGGCGCTATGCAGTCCGAAAGGCCAGGTGGTGTGCTGGTGCCAGTCCCACAAGACGGGGCAATTCATATCCAATTCCCGGAGGAATGTTGCCAACAACTCAAAAATGTCTTTCGACATCAATTATGAGCCGCATACATCCATAGGGCAGCTCAACGATCATCCGAAAGTCCAGAAAGGCCATACATCCGAGGAACTTTACGAGATATTCTCCCCATGCTTCGGAAATGTGAAGCGGTGCGACATGATCGGCACATTCTGGTACCTGGAAGCAGATAAACCTATTGTGGATCCGGTCATGCTGGCTGAGGCGATAGATTTTGAGTTTGAGCTTCCGTACCCGGACGGTTCTACCCTGGGATTATCTGAAAAGGCCAGGGCAGCATTTGAGAAACGCCTGGGAATCAAGCTGCCGGAGAGGGCAGGGAAAGGAGGGGGCGAGGATGGAGAAGATTGACAATGTAACGCCTGGCGCGAAGTGGGAATTTGATAGCGACGTAGCCAGGTGCTTTGCAAATATGCTGGAGCGGAGCATTCCGGATTACCGGAGCATGAGATCCCTGGTGTATCAGTTGGGGGAGAAATTCATCAAGCCCGGAACCTATATAACCGATATAGGCTGTTCTACCGGCCTGGCAGTCGAGCCATTCTACCAGAAACACGGGGAGGAAAACAAGTATTTCCTGGTGGATAATTCTGAGGCCATGCTGGAGGAGTGCAGAGGTAAATTCACGGTAGGCATTGAAAAGGGATTTGTTGAGATTGTCAACGGTAATTTCTATGAAATGTCGATCCCCCGGAAGCAATCCCTGGTTTTAAGCGTGCTTTCCCTACAATTTATGCCTACTGCATACCGGCAGAGGATACTCCATGATATATACACGGGCATAACTCCCGGAGGGGCGCTTATACTCGTGGAGAAGATAGTAGGCGACAGCGGCATGGATGATCTGATGGTGGAAATGTATTACAGAATGAAGCGCGAGAACGGATATTCGGAGGAGGCAATCATGGCGAAGCGGCGGAGCCTGGAAAATGTACTGTCGCCGCTGAAAGCAGGGCGGAACGTAGATATGCTGCGTGAGGCCGGTTTCCGCAAGGTGGATATGTTCTGGCGATGTCTGAATTTCTGCGGTTGGATTGCCATTAAATAGCCCGGCGCGATAATTCCACAGAGAGGAGGTAAGGCAGTATGCCAAAGCACACCGAAACGCTGTGGGAACGCCAAAAAGGGGAAAGCGAGCAGGCTTATGAAGCATTTAGCATATACCGGGATTTGGGCTTGCAGCGGTCAAATGCCAAGGTGTGCGAGCGGTTGTCAAAAAGTCGGCAGCTCATATCGCGCTGGAAGTCGCGGTACAACTGGGACGAGAGAGCCAGGGCATACGATAATGACCTTGCCAGGAAAGCCCATGCGGAGGCAGTCAAAGACCTAAAGGATATGACCGGCCGGCATATCAAAATGGCGGTACAGCTCCAGACAAAAGCACTGGAGGCCCTAAAGGGATTGAAGCCGGAGGAAATGACACCAAAGGACATCAAGGAGTTTATCAAGATGGCTACTGAGCTGGAGCGTCTGAACAGAATGAGCGCGGCGTCAACGGATGATGTCATGGTTGAGGATGAAAGCACCCATGTGGACATCTATCTTCCGGAAAAGGAGGTAGACGATGGCTAAAGTAATAAGGCCACAGAAAGGCCCACAAGAGAAGTTCCTGGCTACAAGCGCGGATATTGCGGTATATGGAGGAGCTGCCGGGGGCGGCAAGTCATACGCCCTGCTGATGGATCCGCTGCGGTATATGTTCACCAGGGGATACCGGGCTGTGATCTTCCGTAAGAATTATACTCAGATAACAGCGTCCGGCGGTCTATGGGATCAAAGTGAAGAAATATACTCCGACATAGCCGGTGCAGTATCCTACAAAACTCCAAAATTCAGATGGAATTTCCGCAACAAAGGAGTTGTCTATTTTGATTATCTGTGGCGCGAGGATGATGTGCAGAAATGGCAGGGTTCCCAGATAACATTCATAGGGTTTGACGAACTGACGCATTTTTCAGAGCGGCAGTTTTTTTATATGCTGTCCCGTAACCGTTCTACCTGCGGAGTAAAGCCATATGTGAGGGCAACGTGCAATCCAGACGCGGATTCCTGGGTAGCAAAGTTCATTTCCTGGTGGATAGACCAGGAAACCGGCTATCCGATACCAGAGCGTTCCGGGAAGATCCGGTACATGGCGCGTGTTGAGGATGATATTATATGGGCTGATTCGCGTGCAGAACTAGCAGAGAGAGGCATTAAGAAAGATAAGATCAAAAGCGTCACATTCATAGCAAGCACGCTGAATGATAACAAGATTCTGATGGAAAAGGATCCGTCCTACCGGGCAAACCTGGAAAGTTTGCCGCTGGTGGAGAGAGAGCGGTTGCTGCATGGAAACTGGAAAATCAAGCCTGCGGCTGGAATGTTCTTCAAACGGGTGCAGATCGGGGAAGTCCTGGATAAACTGCCGGATGATATTGTTTCCATCGTGAGAGCGTGGGACCTTGCAGCGACAGACGTTGACGAGGACGACGACGCGGCTTATACATCTGGCGTTCTTATGGCGAAAAGGGCAAATGGGCGGTTTCTTGTGGTCGATGTAATCAACCAGCAGCTAAAGGCTGGTGATGTCCGGAAGTTAGTACGGACCACAGCGGCGGCAGACAACGCCAAATATGGATATGTTAGACAGAGGCTACCGCAGGATCCGGGGCAGGCAGGAAAGGAGCAGGCACAATCTTACATCGCTATGCTTTCCGGGTATGATGTAGTGACAAAGGCGGAATCCGGCAGCAAGCAGACCAGGGCGGAGCCTATGGCTGCACAATGGCAATTAGGCTTGTTTGATGTCATGGCTGGTGCATGGAATGAGCCATATTTCAATCAGTTGGAATCTTTTCCGGAATCAAAGTTCAAGGATATGGTGGACGCAAGCTCCTCAGCCTTTAATGAACTGACACTCGGATTGACATTCAACATTTACAATATGCTTTAGAAAGAGGTGAGAATGTGGATGAAAAGAGCATGGCATTACTCGAACAGCAGCGCAGGCTTCTAAGGGGAGCGGCGATCATTGAGGGGAACCAGGAGCAATTCCGGCAGGATGGATACTCCAATCTGCTGAATAAGTACGGGACTAAGCAGGACAATTCTACTGCATACCAGTACGACCAGGAACCCTTTGCCGACGATCTCCAGTTGATCCGGCTGTATGAGGGTAACGGCCTATTCACAAAAATCATCGACAGACCATCAGAGGAGGCGGTGAAGCATGGATACGACATAGATTTTGGCGACAAGGATATTTCTGAATATGTGGAGGATCGCATGGATGAACTGGAGCTGGAGGATAAGTTTGCCACCGCTGAGAAGTGGGCGCGGCTGTATGGCGGCGCTATTGCTGTGATGTTAGTTGATGATGGGCGCGGCCTGGAGGAGCCGCTTGACTGGGAAAACGCCAGGAGCATTGATGAAATCCGGGTATTTGAGAGGTCCATCGTGCAGCCGGATTATACCGCGCTGTATAGGTTTAACTTTCTGGATACACTGAATAGCCCGGTTCCTTTTGGAGAGCCGGAGTATTATACGGTATTCAGCATTTACGGTTCATTCATAGTCCATAGATCCCGTTGCCTGGTATTTCGTAATGGCAGGCTTCCGGAGCAGACGACAAACGCGCTGTACCGGTACTGGGGGATTCCGGAGTATGTGAAGATTAAGCATGAGCTGAGGGAGTGCCGGACATCGCATGGAAACGGGGTAAAGCTCCTGGAGCGGTGCGTGCAGGCAATCTACAAAATGAAGAACCTGGCAAATCTCCTGGCTACTCCGGCCGGGGAGGATACGGTTCTGCAGCGGCTCCAGGTTATTGACATGGCAAGGGGTATCCTAAACTCCATGGCGATTGACGCCGACGGTGAGGAATACGGTTTTGAGAATATCACCATGAGCGGTGTGAAAGAAATCCTGGATTCAACCTGCAATATGCTGTCTGCGGTCACGAATATTCCGCAGACTATTCTTTTTGGACGTTCTCCAGCCGGGGAAAACTCCACCGGCGAGAATGACATGGAAAACTATTATAACATGGTTGAGAACATCCAGAAACAGAACATGAAAGCGAACAGCCGCATAGTGCTTGATTTGATACTAAAGCAAGGATACCTGGAGGGCAAGATACCGGAGATTCCGCGCTACAAGGTCAAATTCTCCGCGCTATGGTCCATGAGCGAGAAAGAGCAGGCCGAGGTTGACCGGGCAAAGGCAGAAACCGAGAGGACAAAGGCGGAAACCGCAAAGACGTACATAGACAGCGGCGCGGTGGATCCGTCCGAAGTCCGGAGGAATCTGGCTGCTGAGGGAGAGTTCCAGATTGAGGAGCTGCTGACCGAGGAGGATCTGGATATTCCGGAGGATACATTCAGCATGGGGCAGGAAGAACCGGCCCAGGCAGAGGCAGCGGAGGACGCTGAGGAGTGTGAAGCGGCTGCTATCCTGGTGATTGATGGAGGAAAAATCCTATGCGGTACCAGGAGAGGCGGTGAGGGTGTATGCGGTCCCGGAGGACACATTGAGGATGGAGAATCAGCAGAGCAGGGAGCGCTCAGAGAAGCCCAGGAGGAGTTTAACATCGTTCCTTTAAGTCTGATACCAATAGGCGTTTACAAGCCTGCAAGCGGCGATTATTGCGTCACAAAGGTATATATGACGGACAAATACACCGGGAAACCGGAGGCAGACGGGCTTGAAATGATGGACGCGGAGTGGCTGTCCATGGAGGAGCTGAGAGGGAAAGAACTGTTTCCGCCATTCGAGGCAAGCCTGGATATGCTGCTCTCTGTATTGAAAGGCGGTGGTGACGATTGAACAGAAGTACATAAGCGAGGAAACCAGGAAAAGGATCCGGCGCAAGTTCTACGGTCATAACGTGCTATTCAGCAAATATGATCCGCAGATTCCGGAGAGCGCGGAGCGTGAGTACATCCGGCTTGTCAATGAGTATATGCGTATTCTGAAAGAGGAGCTGGAGAAAAGCCTGCCTGAGCTGAAAGAAATCTACAAGAAAGAGCGCGACGCCGACATCAAGGACGGGACCATCCGGGCGGATTCGGCCATGAGCCTTTTTGTTTCGATCCTGCGGCTATTCTCCCGGATAAAGAACAGTGTTTCAGTCAGGGTGCAGTCGTTTGGCCTGGCAAAGAAGCTGAGCCTGCTGTCCAATTTCAACATGAAAATGACAACGGAGGAGTGGGCGAGAGCGGTTAAAAATACCCTGGGTATTGACATCCGAAAGGATTATTACCTGGGGGATTTTTATAAAAAGGAGCTGGAGCGCTGGGTAGCTGAGAATGTGGATCTGATAAAGACCATCCCGGATGATACCCTGGACAAAATGAGGGATATAGTCCTGGACGGTTACAACAGAGGCAGGCGCACAACGGACATCGCAAAGGATATTCAGCGCGTATATTCCATGAGCCGGAAGCACGCGCAGCTCATAGCCAGGGATCAGACCGCTAAACTCAACGGAGAAATCCAGAGGGCGCAGCAGCAGGACGCCGGTATCACAAAGTATATCTGGTGTGATTGCGGTGATGAGCGCGTCAGAAAGAGCCACCGGGAGCTAAACGGGAAAATATTCAGTTGGGATGATCCGCCGGAAAATTCAGATGGCCGCAAGTGCCACCCAGGGCAGGATTATCAATGCCGGTGTATCGGCAGGCCGGTATTCGACAGCCGGACGCTAAATCTGCCGGTAGACGACGGTGAGAGCATAATAACAATTCGATAGGAGGTAAAAAAGTTATGGATAACCCTATAATTTCGCTATGCAGGGCTTTAAGGCACGAAACAGAATCAGTCATGGAGTATGAGGAAATAATCGCTGAAATCGGCAATAGCGAAGCCGAGAAAGGCGTTAAACAGCAGCTTGCGTCTTTCCAGATGGGAAACATGGAGAAGATCCAGACGCTCACAATTTCCCTCTCCAAAATGTTTGCAGGCCCGGAACCTGGCATGAATAAGCCGGAGGATCCGGGCGATTCCGGGGAGGTAAAGAACAATGGATGAACCAAAACTGAAAAGGGTGCGTCGCCTGGACAGCATAAAGCTGGATCAAAACGATAAAACCTACTTCACAAACGAGGGTTACTTGATAGACCATCCGATTCTTACATCGTGTGGGATATTTGAGTATACAAATCCGGATGGCAGTATCCGCCGGGAGTTGCGTCTGCCGGAACACGTTTTCGCGGAGGAATCTCTGAAAACGTACAAAGGAAAGCCGATCATCATTACCCACGAAGCAGGCGTGGTTAATAAAAGCAACGTAGACCGGGAACAAATCGGCACAATCCTCACAGACGGGTACCAGGACGGGGACGATGTACGCGCAGAAATCATAATCCATGATACGGACGCTATGAAAGAGTGCGGACTGAAAGAACTGAGCCTGGGGTATAACCTGGATCTGGTGGAGGAGCCGGGAACCTGGAACGGTGAACCATACGACGCGATTCAGACGAATATAGCCATCAACCACCTGGCACTTGTGGCTTCGGCGCGTGCCGGAGAGCAGGCCAGGCTTAACATTGACGGTTCAGAGGAGCCAGAATTAAAAGGAGGTAAAGTAATGAAGCAGACACCGAACACAAGCCGCGCAGATGGCGGCGAAGCCTTATCACCGGAGGAAATGGAGCAGGCGATAGCCGAGTATAAGGCACGCAAGGCAAAGGAAGCCGGGGCTGGAGATCCCCCGGCGAGCGACGGAGAGGGAGCCGCAGAGGAGAAACCGGCAGCGGAGGAGGCTGAACCTGCAGCAGAGGAATCCGGAAAAAGCCCGGAGGAGATCGCCCAGATGGTAAAGGACAGACGCGACAGACGCGACAACAATCCGGAGGATGTCGAGGGCTGTAAAGGCGTCATGGCACAGCAGGACGAGGACATTGATATGCTCCTGGCTTGCCTGGAAAAGATGCTGGCCGAGGAAAAGACTGACGGATCCGGGGAAGAACCTCCGGCAGCTAAGGAGGAACCACCGGCAGCGGATAACTCCGACGGATCGGGGGATAAGAGCGGTTCCCTCAATGCTGATTCTGCGGATGAAATCTTCCGTCAGCGCCTCAGTATTTGCCGCGTGGGTGATAAGCTCCGCATGGATGGCCTGGAGAATAAGTCTATCCTGGATGGCAAGAAAGCCATCATCAAAAAGGTGCTTCCGGATATGCGCCTGGATGGTAAGAGTACAGCATACATCGACGCGATGTATGATCTGGCGGTAAATGAAGTGAATAAGCGCAAGGGAACCGATTATCAGCGCCAGCAGATGGCACAGAATCCGGCAAAGCACGCTGACAGCTCTGAGAATGTCAGCATGGCACGCGCAGCAAGAGAAAGAATGATTAAAGGAGGTAACGAGTAATGGCAGCACAGTTAAATTACGGTTTCAGCACACCCAAAGGGGTAGCAGGCGGAAAAGTCGATCTGGCGGATGATATTGTAGCCAGCAGAACGGTAGAGGCCGAGGATGGCGTCCTCAAATTTGGTATGGCGGTTGCTATTGGCACAAATGCCGGTGACGGTATCAAGATGGTAAGCTCCAGCACAACCGCAAATGATGTGGAGGGCGTTCTGCTCCATGCAGCAAACACGGAGCAGGATATGAGCGGAAAAGTGGTAATCAAGAGCGGTTCCACCCAGAGCGTGATGAAAAAGGGCCATGTGTGGGGGCGGTTATCTTCCGACGCTGTACACAAGTACGGGGCAAAGGCTTACGTCGTGGTTGACGGGGATGAAGCCGGTTCCTTTACGCACGCAAGCGCAGCAGCAAGCGTTTATGTGCAGTGTGATTCATCCACATCTGGAGCTAAGGAAGTTGTGGCAGACGATACCGCGTCCCCGACAGCAAACCAGATCAAGATTTCCGCGGTAACGCCTGGATATGTCCCTGCTGTGGGAGATTATGTGGTATCTAAGCAGGTACATGGAGCAACGGTTGACATCGGCGCAGTATTCGGGAACGCTTCCGATACTGGTATTGCTGTGATTGAACTGTAAAAAAGGAGGTAAAGAAAGAATGGATACCAAAAACACTAAGACAGTACAGAAGTACGATCCCAAAAATCCCTCTACGGGATACGATCCTGCTGACCTTGCAGCACTGAGAACGGCCAGCATTATGCCGGCGCTTGCGACTGAGGAACTCCGGTTTGATAGCGTGGAAGACGCTTCAATCTTTTTCGCAAGAGAGCTGGACTACATCAAGGCGAAGTCCTATGACAAGATTTATCCGGAGTTTACAGCCCTCAACAATTTCCCGATCACCCACGAAGTTCCGGAGGGAGCGGAAACATTCACTTACTACAGCTATGAAAAGACCGGCTTTGCTGCTATCATCAGCAATTACGCTACGGATCTTCCGAGAGCTGATGTAAAGGGCGAGCCTACCACTGGCAGGGTGAAGTCCCTGGGCGATTCCTACGGTTATTCCGTCCAGGAAATGAGAGCTTCCCGTATGGCAGGAAAGAGCCTGGATACCAGAAAGGCAGACGCGGCCCATTATGCAATCGACAGAACCACTAACACGATTGCTTTTGCAGGTGACAAGAAACATAAGCTCGTGGGTATGCTGTCCACGGACAACAATATCCCTCTGTTCACGCTTTCCACCAATTCCGCAGGCAAGACCGCATGGAAAGACAAGAGCGCAACGGAGATCCTGGCAGACATCAACGGTATGTTCGGATACCAGGCTGAAATCACCCAGGACGTGGAGAGGGCGGATGTCCTCATGCTTCCGTCTGCGGTGTACATCGACATTTCCACCAGGCAGATCCCGAACACCGGCTACACGGTAAAGAAGTTCCTGCTGGAGAATGCGCCTTACTTAAAGGACATTATTTCCGCGCCGGAGCTTTCCGAGAAGTCCACGGAAACAAATCCGTATGGCAAGAATGTGGCTTTGCTGTATACGAACAGCGCGGAGAAATTCTCCCTGGAGATTCCGCTTCCGTTCTATCAGTACCCGTTGCAGCCTAAGAATCTGGAAGTTGTGGTGCCTTGCGAGCAGAGGATCGCAGGTATCGTTATGTACTATCCGCTTTCCGCATTGATCGCGGTAGGTGTCTAAGAGAGGAGGATCACAGAGAATGAAGATCACGAATATTTCAGAGGGTAAAATTTTCAATGTGGGCGATGTTACCGTCCTGCCGGGGGAAACAAAGGAAGTACCGGCAGCATATGAAACGAACCCTACCCTGGCAATCTATGAGAGCATGGGAATCGCAAAGATCATCGGCAAGCCTGGAAAGCAGGCAAAGGATCCGGAGCAGGCGGTGGCTGAAAAGGTCGCTGCTGAAAAAGCTGCTGCAGAAAAGGCGGCGGCTGAGGCTGAGGAGCTGAGGAAAGCACGCCTGGCTACGGTAGATAAGCTCAACGAGGAGGAGCTGGGGAAACTGGCAAACGAGCTGGGGATCAATCCTGCTGACTGCAAAGACCAGGCCGATGTTCTTAAAAAGGTCAAGGCAGCTCTGAAAAAATAATCCGGAAAGGTGGTAAGTAGCATGGAGGCTTTACAAATCTTCCGGATAGTGGCGTCTGAATTTAACGACATACCGGATGAAGATGTTACGGATCCGGATACGGGGAAAGTCGTAACCCATGGCGTCAAAACGTATCTGGAGCTATATTCAGACCAGATCTCCGAAAAGAGGTTCGGTAAAACGTATCAGAAAGCACTTGCTTATCTGACCGCCCACAAGCTCAAAATGAATGGCTACGGAAACAGTGAGAATGGCACCATAGGGGATTCGCTCAGAGTAAGCTCTTATTCCGAGGGAGAAACCTCTGTCAGCTACTCCACCAATCAGCAATCAAATCTCCAGGTCGATGCGGAATATGCTCTTACCGTATATGGCCTGGAGTTTCTCACACTGAGAAGAAACGCCATCATTCCAATAGTGAGCGCCGGGGAGAGGAGGGGTTATGTCCGTTAAGGTCACAATCCGGGATACTCCCGATGGCAGGCGGTTCAAACGTATGCTCCAGGAGCTTTCTAAGCTGGAGGTAAGAGTGGGATTCCAGGCCGGAGAAGCGCAGGAGGATGACGGGACGGATATATGCGAAGTGGCAGCTTATAATGAGCTGGGGACAGAACACATTCCGGCCAGACCATTCCTGCGGAAAAGCGTGGATGAAAATGTGAATAAGATCAACAGCTTTATGAAAGCAAAGGTGAGGGATCTGACGCAGGGCGTATCTGGCGAGCAGGTATTAAAAGAAATCGGGATATTCCAGAAAGACCTCATTCAAGAGAAGATCACAAGCGGCGGCTTTGCCCCAAATGCAGATTCAACGATTGCAAAAAAAGGATCCTCGAAGCCGCTTATTGATACTGGCAGAATGAGGCAGTCTGTAAACTATGTAATCCAGAAGAAAGGGAGCGGTGATAACTGATGAATATTTTTAAGCGTCCACACACGATAAGGCGGTATTCAGCGCCTAAAATTATCCGAGGGTATTCTTCTATACCCTATGAAGAAATAACGCTCCCTATGGACGTACAGACGTTGAAAGACGAAACAATCACGACACCGGATGGCACGAAATCTGTTCAGCGCCTAAAGGTGTTTTGTGATTCTGAGATTCTGGTGGAAAACCAGGATACACAGCAAAAGGGAGATCGGCTGTGGTTCCAGGGTAAATGGTTCGAGTGCAAATCCAGCAGGCTAAGTGAGAATACGCCGCTGCGACACTGGACATCAACATTTGTTGAGTGCCTGGACAATGAAGCTGCTCCCGGACAAGGAAAGGGGGAAGCGGAGGATGGAGAATCTGCTGGAGGCGAGAGAGAGCATTTATGACGTGGTTGAAATGTTCTTTTCCGGAGCAACAATTATCTGGACAGAGCAGATCAACACGAAACCGCAGTTACCCTATATCACTCTGAAAATGGGTGCAATCAGAAAATCCGTTTTTACCACAGTGGATGAAAACGGAAAGAGGGTTTATCAATGCAGTACAATCCTGGAGATAAACCTTTACACCAAAGGCAAGCCCCAGGTGGTAGGGGAAAAGACCACCGGTAACTATATCAACACAGCAACCTCAGATATGGCAGAGTTTGTGGCGTTCCTGGAATCAGAAAATATTACGGATATTCTGGCCGGAAAAGGGCTGGGAATCATGCTCCAGGAATCCATCCGGGATCTTACGGACCTGCATAATGATAGCCATTTCCGCTATCGGGCTATGGCAGAGTTTTCCGTATCGTTTGTACTGGCTGCGGATGGATACTATGGAATCTCCGGAATGAAAGAGGCTCCAAACAGCAGCGGCGGCGGTACACCGGAAATGGTTGCCGCAGATATGGAATATATCGAGGATGTTGAAATCGAAGAAATCACACAAGGAGGTAGTGACAATGAAGAATAATCCATTGGATGATATTGTCAAGTGCGACATCGACTTATCGGATCCGGTTTCCAATGAGCAGTCATTTGGAAGTCTTTGCCTTATCGTTCCGCCGCCTGCGGACGCAAGCGCAAAAGGGCTGAAAAAGGCGACGCTTATTTACAAGGCGTCTGAGCTGCTGGATTACGGGTTTACCGTGGAAGATGTGGCGTATCGTGCGGCCCAGGTTGCCTGCTCACAGAATCCGGCTCCTACAGAGCTGTACATGTGCGTGAGGGGAACCGTGGAGCCGGAGAAACCGTCGGATGGCTCCGATCCTGGAGAACCTACGGATGAAGCTATCACCAATACACTGATCCGGGCGCAGAGTGAATGTGGGGCATACGGATACCATTTATCCGAATATAAAAAGGCCAGTGATCTTGTAGAAGCCATCAAATGGGCTGAATCGGAAACCGTTGTCCTGGGGTTTGAATATACAGACATCGAGAATTTCCCGGTGCAGAATACCAGCTATTATCGGACTTTCGGGATTTTCTCCGGGAAGGCAGATGGATACGAGGCAGACAAACAGCCGGAGGAAAATGAGTTCGCGTGCCTTGCATGGATGGCAAAGTGTTTTGGATACCAGCCTGGAAGTGAAACATGGGCATTTAAGACGCTGGCAACCATCGTTCCCTCAGTTCTTTCCGCGGACAACAAGAAAGAGCTGGAAAAGAACAATATCAGCAGTTTTCTCCGGTATTCCGGTAAAAACGTCACAATCGGCGGAAAGGTTCTTTCCGGTGAGTGGATCGACGTTATCCGGTTCCGTGACTGGCTGAAATCTGAAATCCAGACCAACGTGTTCAATGCTATCCAGGCGAACACAAAGACGCCATACACGGACGGAGGTATCGGCATGATCGAGGGGGCACTGGAGGAAACGCTTTCCAAAGGGCAGGATGTTGGAGGAATTGCGGAAACGGAGTACGACGAGGAGGATAACGAGATACCGGGCTATACCGTGATTGTGCCGCTGGCAGCTTCTCTCACTGAGGCAGAGCGCAAGTCCAGGAAACTCCCTGGAGTGAAATGGTCTGCAAGGCTGGCTGGTGCGATTCACGTTGTAGAGATCGGCGGAAATCTTACATTCTAAGCAAGGAGGTAAAAACAGATGGTAAAAACTTATAATCCCAGAAAGGTAACGTGTGCGCTGGGGCGGCATATCGTATCTGGTTTTGCTGATGATTCCTTTATTACGGTGGAATACGGAGGCGATGGCACAAGTCATGTAGAGGGAGCTGACGGTGAGGTTGTAAGGAGCATTGATCCCAGCAAAATCTACACGCTCAAACTGGCGTTATTGCAGACATCGGCCTCAAGCGCATACCTGCAGAAATGCTACGACAAAGACCAGAAAGACGGAACTGGTACATTTTCCGTCAATATCAATGACCTGCTGGGGAAAGAGAAATTTGTCGGCGGAATCGCATGGGTAACTAAGCCTGCGTCATTTGTGCGCGGCAAAGAGCAGAATAACCGTGAGTGGGAAATCGTAGTTGCAAACGGAGAATTTAAGTGATAAGGAGGTAAAAAGACATGGCAATTCTCAAACAAATGAGTACGACTGAGGAAGTGGTCGGCGGATATAAATTTTACATCACACCTTTTCCTGCATTTAAGGCAGCGAATATGACCGGGGAGCTGGCGTCAGTGCTGGCTCCCTTATTAGGTTCCTTAATCCCCCTGGTGAAGTCCAGCAAGGGCGACGGTATCATGGATATGGATCTGGATTCCATAGACGAAAACCAGGCGGCGGAGGCGGTCCTTAACTGTACCTCCATCAATGGAGATAAGCTGGAGGCTCTTATGCGGAAGCTGCTCCTGGGAGGACACATTGTAGTTGAAGTTCCGGACGAGGACGGAGAACCGGAGGCTGTGAAGCTGGATATGGACACAGCAAACGAGCTTTTCTGCGGAAACATCCAGGATATGTTTGTACTCTGCTTTAGAGTGATCATGCTGAATTTCAAGGGTTTTTTCAAGAATCTCGCCGCCCTATCTGGCAAGCAAAAATCTGGGGCGGCGAAAACACCCAGGCAGAAATTGTAAAGTACGGACACTTTGACTACTCGCAATTTAGCGAATTGGAACTCCGAATGTATATCCTCATAAAATCGCGCATGGCCTCCATGGAGGAGCTGAAAACGTGCTACACACTGGATGAAGCATTGAAACTCTATGCGCTGTATGAAATGGGGGTTGATATAGATAAAGGGAGGGCTGACGAGCTGGAAAGGAGGTCTAAAGGTTGACAATCAGAGATATAGCGGTGGCATTTGGGTTTGATATTGACAGAAAGAGCGAAAAGGAAGCCGAAAACAGTATCAAGGGATTAAAGAACCTTGCTACAAAGCTCCTGGGAGTTATCGGGATAGGATTCTCTATCGCTGGTCTGTCAAATCTGGCAGAGGCGGCGGCAGATGCGGAAGCGCTAAAATCTCAATTCAGTCAAGTATTCGGCGAAGTAGAAAGTGACGCAGCGGATAAACTCCAGGCGATTGAAGATAATACCGGCGTTATGGTAAACCGCATGAAAGGCAGCTTTACACAAATTGCTGCCTTTTCCAAAACTACCGGTTCCACAACAGCGGAAGCCCTGGACATTGCAAACCGTTCAATGATAGCTGTGGCGGATTCCGCAGCTTTCTATGATCGGTCCATAGAGGATATGACAAATTCCTTGCAGTCGTTCTTAAAGGGGAACTTCGAGAATGATACTGCCCTGGGAATTTCATGTACAGAAACAACAAGAAATGCGGCTGCAAATGAATTATACGGTAAATCATTCAAGGATCTATCCGAGGCAGAAAAGCAGCTTACGTTATTGAAGATGGTGGAGGATGGCAATAAACTGTCTGGAGCATTAGGCCAGGCAGCGAGAGAATCCGACACATGGACCAACCAGCTCGGAAATCTGAAACAGTCCCTCCAGGATCTCAAAGCAACCGCAGGCAGCGCGTTCTTGAAGCCTGCGGTAATGGTTCTAAAGCTCCTGGTGTCACTGGTGCAGGGGCTTACAAAGAGGCTCCAGACGCTCACCGGAGAAACCGGAATTGTAACCAGGGCATTTGACAGATTCCATGCACTGATAAAACGCCTAAAGCCGGAAATATCCCGGATGGCTGAAACACTACAAGGCGGCATACAACGCGGTATCTCAGTAGTAAAGAATATCGTTGACCGGTTCGGTGGCCTGGAGAATGTTCTGAAAATCCTGGCAATAGTCGCAGGCTCTTTTATTGCTGTCATGGCATTTGCAAAGGTGATAAGCGGCGTAAAAGCCCTTGTTACCGCGCTGAGGGCTGTAGATAAGGTGATGGCACTGGCAAAACTGAAAGTTCTGGCAATAGTCGCGGTAGTGGTAATCCTGGCATTGATTGTGGAGGATTTTATCAACTTCCTTATGGGTAACGATTCTGTAATCGGAACCATTTTCGACAAGGCCGGTATCGGGGCAGACAACGCACGCCAGGCGATATTCAATGCCTGGACTAAGGTGAAAGAGTTTCTGCTGGAGGTCTGGGATTTCATCAAGCAAGCTGCCGGGATGTTTGTGGATACGATCAAAGGCTTTTTCGAGCGGCACGGAGAATCCATCCGGGCGAATTTCGAGAGAGTATGGGGAATCATCAAGACTTTTCTGAATGGAGTGTGGACATTCATTTCCCAGTTGGCGGCTACTCTGTTTGGTAGCACCGAAGAAAATATAGATGGCTCCACACAAAGCACCAAAGATAAACTGCTGGCAGTATGGCAGGCAATACTTGACGCGCTATCGGCTGTATGGGACGCACTGTACGAAGTCGGGAGCGCGGTTTTTAATGCAATAGCCACGGTGATAGAAACAGTGTTCGGGTGGATACAATCATTCTGGAATAGCTGGGGATCGCGGATCCTCTCCTGGTTCAAGGTGTTGTGGGATTCCCTCGGTGGGATTCTGAACGCTTTCCTGGACATAATCAAAGGCGTTGCAAACTTTATATCATCCGTATTCACCGGTGACTGGCAGGGGGCGTGGGACGCCATAAAGCAGATATTCACCGGGATATGGGACGCAATCGTTAATTTCATTACTGCGATATGGGATACCATTAAAATGCTGTTTGAAATGGCACTGGCGGCAATCAAAGCAATATGGGAGGCTGTCTGGGGAGCTATCAGCGGATTTTTTCAAGGGATCTGGAATGGAATTGTATCATTTGTGACCGGGATCTGGAATACCATCACCAGCACAATATCAAATGCAATCAACACCGCGTACAATACGGTGGTTTCTGTATTGCAGGCGATACATGACTTTTTCAGCAACATTTTCAGCGGAATAGCAAATTTCGTCAGCAGCACATTCTCCAATATACTGAATGGCATAATCAGCACAGTTACAAGCATAAAAGACGCCATAGTGAACGGATTTAATTCCGCAATAGATTTCATCAAGTCGTTACCGGGCCAGGCTATTCAGTGGGGCAAGGATTTCATCGGCGGATTGAAAGATGGAATCATGGCCGGAGTGCAGGGCATTGTAGACGCAGTAAAAGGCATTGGGGACAAAATAAGGTCGTTCCTCCATTTCTCAGTGCCGGACGAGGGACCATTGACAGATTACGAAAGCTGGATGCCGGACTTTATGGGCGGTTTAGCGGACGGAATTGAGGGTAGCCAAGATTTAGTCATGGATAAGGTTAAAAACCTTGCAGGCGGCATTTCCGCGCTCATGGGGGCAGCTAAAGCCAATGCAGGAACCGCAGCGGCAAGCACCATCAACAACACAACCTCCTCTGTCACCCAGAATGTAAACATTGAAAACAGCTACACCGGAGGAACGCCGGAAACTCAGAAAAACGTGTCTAAGGCTATGAAGAAATCGGCCAGCGACGCGACAGCACAAATGGCGAGGGGCCTCGCATACGCAAGGGGGTAAGCAGGAATGGCAAAGAAATTAACACCGGTAACGGTATGGGGCATTGAGTTTGACGCTCTGATCGACGAAACAAAGACCATGACCGCCACAATACCTGCATACCCGGTAGAGGATGGATTCCCGGTATCAGATACAATCATCCTGGATCCTATCTCTGTATCACTCACGCTGTACATCAGCAATACGCCGGTCACATGGTTATACCGTCATGGTACATCCAGTGACCGCGTAAAGCGGATATGCGAACAGATAGAGAATAAATGGCTGCAAAGGAAGCTGACAAAGATTGTTACAAGCGACGCCATTTATACCAACATGGGAATCACCAGCATATCCATCAAGAAGTCAAAAGATACTGGATACTCCAGAGAAGTATCACTCTCAGCTCAGAAGATAAGGGTAACGAAGCGGAAAACCGTATCCATTCCCTCATACATTCTGAAAAGCGGAGAATCCATGATAAATGCAGGAACCGCGTCCACATCCGGGACATCCAGTAAATCAAGCACTGGGGCAAGCACCGGAAGCGGAGGAGGCAGCAGCTCCGGGAGTTCTGGAAGCTCCGGCAGCTCCAAAAGCGGATCATCAGACGCAAAAAAGAAGCAGTCCATTTTGTACGGTGCTGCCTCTGGATTAGGTTTAATTTAAGGGGGTGGAGAAATGCTGTACATTGAAGTGCCGGACATGAATGATAGCGTGTCAACGCTGTCCATAGATGGCAAAGAATACGGTCTGCGGTTTACCTACAATGAGAGGTATGATTACTGGAGTTTCGGGCTTTATGACGAGGATAACGCTCCTATTATTGCTATGACGCGGATTGTCCCGAATTTCCCGATACTCCACTTCTACACTGACAGCAATATCCCGGATGGAATATTTGGGTGTGTGTCGGACATTGATACCGTCGGCAGGGAAGCGTTCAACAATAAGACAGCGGAATTTATCTACATTCCGAATGTGGAACTGGAGGAATAGCCGATGGCGAATGAAAACTTTATACGGAATTATGTAATGAAATGTGGGCGCATGGGAAAGACCGGTTTCAAGATCGGCGATACAGATCCGGCGCTCCACGTTTCTTTTTCGATTGAGAAATCGAATGCCGAAGCAGCTAATACAGCAAAGGTCCAAATCTGGAATCTCTCGAATAAGAATTTGAAGATCCTGGAGGGGAAAGATTGCATTGTTGAATTGAAAGCCGGTTATGCAAATTCCATGGCCTTAATCCTTGCCGGGAATATCACTTTTGCAGTTACCACCATGGACGGTGCAGACCGGCTTACTGAGCTTGAAGTTGTGGATGGCAGAGTGGCGCTCCGGGATACCCATGTGTCTATTTCGTTTAATGGCGCGGTAGACTGCAAGGAAGTGTATCAAAGGTTCGCAAATCAGATGGGCGTGTCGGTGAGGTTTGCAAAGGATCTGTCGTTTGTGAAGTTGCCAAATGGATTCAGTTTCGTAGGCAAAGCAGCCGCCGGTCTGAAAAAGCTGGCTAAGTGCTGCGGCCATTCATGGTCCATACAGAACCAGGTATTGCAGATTACATGGCCTGGCCGCGCCATATCGACAAAGGGCTATCTGCTCAATTCAGATACCGGCTTAATCGGCACGCCGAAAAGGATTACCATAAGCACCGGCGGAGATCAGCAGGAATCTATGACCGGCTGGGAGGTTCAGTATCTTCTAAATGGTGCAATAGATGTGAATAACATTGTGAAGATCCAGAGCAGCACAGCGAATGGGTATTATCTGATTCACAAGCTGACAATAGACGGGGATAACCTGGAGGGCGACTGGATGTGTACCGCCCAGGTACTGGAGATTAAGGCGGAACCGAAGAAAGATAAAAAAGCAAGCGGCGGTTCCGGAGGCGGATCCGGAAATTCTTCCGGACAACTGAAAAAAGGTGACAAGGTAAAAGTCACCAGGACAACGAAGCAGGGGAGCAAAACAAAGGGGTATCAATACTCCGGAGGAATGTTCACCCTTTATTATTCTACATACGATGTGATCCAGGTAAAAGGGGATCGTGTCGTAATAGGCATTGGAAGCACAGTAACAGCGGCGGTAAAAGCCGCAGATTTGCAAAAAGTATAGGAGGAAAGGTATGCTGCAGGAATTTGTCCAACAGACCGAGGAAACAGCGCGTAGTGTGCTTGATGAAATCCACACAGCGCTTCCCGGAACAATTACAAAATTTGACGCAGGTTCCGGAACCGCGACAGTAAAGCCGGTCGGGGAATACCAGACATCGGACGGAAAGCGGCTGGAGTATCCGGCTATATCGGGTGTTCCGCTTGTATTTCCGATATGCCAGTCGATAGGGGCAGGAATCGCGTTTCCGGTGGAAAAGGGGGATAGCTGCTTAATCATCATTTCCGAGGTTGAGCTGGATGAATGGAGAAGCGGCGCCAAGTCCGAGGGTACTCTGAGATTCGATCTCACAAACGCAATAGCAATCCCCGGCCTACTGGATGGAGGTAGCGAGCTGCTGAAAGACGCTGTAAGCAAGAAAGCGGTCGTTGTTGCCAATGGGGATAACCGGATCATTACCTCTAAAACGATGATCCGGCTGGATACCGGAGGGGCAAGGCTGGATGTAAAAGAAGATGGCGTTGAAATCCAGGGGAATCTAAAGGTAAGCGGCAGTATCACCAACGGATAGAAAGGGGGCGGAAATCATGGATATTCTGCTGGATAATAGCGGCGACATGATTGTTACAAAGCTGGGGGATATTCTCCTGGAGGATTCTGTCGCCCAGAAAATCAACATAAGGCTGCGATGGATGGCTGCGGAATGGCGGTGGGACGAGGAGGAGGGATTGCCATATTTCGAGGATCTGTTCATAAAGAACCCTGATACGGACGCTTTTGAAAGCCGGATCCGGGAAAAGATATTTGAAGTGGAGGAGGTAACTGAGGTCAAGGATGTGCAGGTTATTGTAAATCCGAAAACCAGGGGAGCCACAATCCACTATACAGCATTAACGGACTATGAAACCATAAGGGAGGAGGTGAGAATAGATGGATTACGGAGTAACTGATAAAGGTTTCGTGCTGAAAAGGCTGGATGTAATCACAGAGGAGGTCCACCAGGATCTCACAACGGGATTCGGATTCGATACCAGGCTACACAGACCGTCATTCCTGGATACATTGGTTACAACATTCTGCAACCAGATAGCGGAGCTGTGGGAGGCAGGGCAGGACAGCTACTATGCGAAATACCCGGCGACAGCTACCGGATTAAACCTGGACAATTCTGTACAGTATGGAGGAATCCGCCGGGCAGCAAACAAGAGAACCTGCTACCCGTTGCACTGTACCGGTGATGATGGATCATACATCCGGGAGGGGGCCATGGTTGCCACCGATACAAAGCCGGAAGTGCGGCTATATGCAGCGGATGAATTTCAGATTACCAGAGAGGAGTTTAATTCTGTCGTGGTAAGCGTTGCTGCCGCCCAGATTGCGGTATACTCCATTACCATCAATGGGGATCAATACGCATACCAAAGCACAAAGGCAGAGGATTTAGAAATCCTGGAGGGATTAGCGGCGGCAATCACCACAACGGAATACACGGTATCTGTCAATGAGGAGGCGTTGACGCTCAGTATTGAGGATAAAACCAAAACCAGGAAAAATGTCCTGGTTCTTACGGATAACCTCACCACTACGAGCGTTACTGTAATAGCCAATTTCTTCACAAGCGACTATGGCAAGATTACCCTGCCGCATGGGATTGTCACGAAGATGGTAAACAATATCACCGGGTTTAATTCCGTGACAAATCTCCTGGATCCGGTCTATGGCAGAAAAGCAGAAACGGACATAGAGCTGAGGCAGGCATATATCGCAAAATCGGCCCTGCGGTCAAATACGATGATAGAGAGCATTGTAGCAGAGCTTTTGGAACACGTTGAAAATGTGGAATCTGCTTCCGGATATGAAAATGATTCTGACGTAGAGGATGAAAACGGTCTGAAGCCGCACAGTGTTGAAATCATCGTGGAGGGCGGCAACGATATGGAGATAGCCCAGGCGATTCTCCGACGAAAGGCCGGCGGAATCGGCACAAACGGGAAAGTAGTTGTGGAAGTTCCTGGAGTATATGGGGACAAAATACCGGTCCAGTTCAACCGTCCGGAATATCTGTATACATGGCTGAAAGTTGTGCTGCATGGCGACGCGGAGAGGATTCCGACGAACTATGCAGCTCTTACGATTCAGTCTGTATGCGAGGACGGGGCGCAGCTTAAAGCAGGCGGAAATCTGATTATGCAGCTATTGAATCCTGGGATTTATAATGCTGTGGCAGGTATCACCTATATTGAGATATTCAGCACTTTTTCCACAAGTTCTACCTACACTCCGAAAAGCACCGACTATAAGCAGGGCAATATTAAGGTTTCCACGAGGCAGAAAGTCCTCATAGATGATACGAGAATCGAGGTGGTTTTCAGTGCGGACAGTGATTGATGAATGGATGAATGACATTCCCAGCCAATTCCAGGGCAAGAAAAACATTGAGATTCTGATAAATGCGTTTGCCAGGCAGCTCCAGGAAGTACAACAAATGTTTGCTGACCTTTACGAGAAAACCGATCTTGATGTAGCCACCGGCCAAAACCTGGACTATGTAGGAACCATCATTCCTCTAACCAGGAAAGAAGCCGGTGAGCTGGCAGGTATAGGGGTTACGGATCCGGTAATTTCGGATGAACGATACCGGCAATTCCTCAGATACAAGAATCTGGTGAACACGAATGAATGTACCTACTATGACCTTATGGATGGGCTGGCGCTTTTGTGGGATGTATCTCCGATTTACTATATCGAGGATCCGGATTTACCGGCAACAATCATTCTCACAATGCCATTCCTGGAGCCTGGAGGGGAAGCGGTTCCTCTG